TCAATGACGTGCGGTGTCCTCGTCGCCCGTGAAAGGCAGGCTATCGGTCAACTGCTGAAGCGGTGAGCCTTCCTTCGGGATGGCGTCGATGTTGTTGTCCTTGAGGAACTGCCTCGCAACGTTCAGCTCGGCTGCCGTCACGTCTCCGCTCTTCACCTTCTGGAGGAGTTTATCCGCCAGCTTCTCATGGAGTTCGGAAAGGGTCTTGTCGAGGGTCATTACTTGTAGCTCAGGTATGCGCTGATCGCGGCGACGATCAACGAGAAGATTGCGATGAGGGTGGTGAGGAAGGTTTGATTGGTCGAAGAGGTGGCCTTGAGGGAGGCGATATCCACCTCCCCCGCCGACATGCGCCCTTCGAGCTGGTCGATGCGCTGCGACTGCTGCGATGACAAGCTAATGAGGGTATCGACCTTGCCTTCCACCCTGCCGATGAGAAGCAGGGCTTCAGTGCTGTTTGCTGGTTCCATTGGTCCTGCTATTTGATCTGAGATGCCTTCACCCAAAGCTCGTCGAACCTGTCTTCAGGGATGCCCTGCAATTCGCGGAACTTTTCAACGGCGGGGCTGAGGCGTGAATAGCCGTCAAGCGGTGGCTCAGTGAGTTCGATGCGGAGCCTCTCGGCTTCCATTTTGTCTTCCAGCGTTTCAAGGGCCGTGAGGACAGAAGCTTTGGTGATGCCAATGTCCAGCGCCATAAGCCAAAGCTGGCGAGGCGAAATGTCCGGGAGAGCTGCGCGGAGTTCTTCTGCGGTAGGCGCAGGAGCTGGAATGATCGCGCCGTTTGAGTACAACATCCCTTCCGCGATATCCTCAGCATCAGCGTCAATGCCCAAGACGATCTTGTCATTCGGCACCAAACGCGAGGGGTCGCTTTCGACGTTAGTAATCTTGAGGGTGGCTGGATCGACCATTGCCCACGCGCCGTAAATGGCCGTCAGGAAGTTCCCCTGCTCGTCCCAAGTTGTGAGACCGCGCCGAAGGTCGTACCAATCGTGGCCGTCTTCATTGGAAAAGAACATGACACCACTCGTGCTAGTGAGCTTGAAGTGGCCGAAGTTGATGATTTGCATGGTTTCACCTCAAGCGTTGTGCGCTGTGATCCAGCCGCGCACTGGGTCAAATAGTTGGAAATAGCGAAAGCAGAAGTGCTTCATCCAGTTGTTGCTCTCGATGTAAAAGCCGGTAACCGCGCTGCCTGCCGGAGCTTCCCACCAGACACCAATCTTCGAAAGTGATTCACCACGGGAGACCCAACGGGAGTTGAGGTTGGCAACGCGGTCGTTTGCGAAGGCGAGCGCACGGTTCTCAATTCGGTCGTGGATCAATCCCAATGCAGAACACCAAATATGACCATCTGGGCGGATGGAGAATTTGACGTCGTTGGCCCCCCAACGGAATAGCAGTTCGCCATTGTTGTTAAGGTAGACCAGCCACTCTCCAACATTTGGGTACGAGTATTTAAGCTGAGCGTAATTGTGACTCAGAACCAGCGGGCCGGTCATGGTATCGCCGGTCTTGGCAACCCTTCCGCCAACAGCCGTATCAACCGCCGTCTTCGTGTAATAACCGCCGAGCGTCGTGTTGATCTGCGTCTTGGTATAAAAGTCGGTCTGAGCCGTGGCCGAGGTCAGGTACTTGTTGTCCGTTTCGGTCTTCGTGTAGTAGCTCGAAGGGTCGAACAAGGCAGCGTCTTCCGCCGACTTCTTGGCGGCAGCAGCGGACGCAGCGGAAGCCTCTCGGTCCAAGCCAGTCTGCACCCTATCGGCAGCCGTCGCGGCTCGATCAAGCTGCGTCTGGTTCTTGTTCGCGATGGCGTTGGCTTCTGACTGTGCGGCAGCGGTAGCGGAACCAGCAGCGGCATTCTTGGATGCCAGGGCGGCGGCGGCCTGTTGTGCGGAATTAGTAGCGGACGCTTCAGACTGCCCCGCCGAGTTCGCAGCTTCGTTCGCTTTCTGGATAGCGATTGCGACCTGAGAGGTAACCCCTGTCTCGACGAAGTTCTTTGTCGCTACGTCCTGAGCGTGGATGGGATTCAGGACGTTCGAGATGCGCCGATTGAGGGCCGAGAACGAACCATCCTCGGTTACGCCCAGAGACGCTTCCCCGAGGTCAAACGCTTCCTGAGCGAGGTAGAAGACCTGAAGGGCCGACAGGTCAAGGTCACTTTCAACCAGCGTGGAGCCGTCCACGAAATCCACCAGAAGGGTGTCACGCGGGGTCACGCGCCGACGATCAACGACCGCGTTTACAGCGGGCGCGGTGGCGAGCTGGATGGATGTTTCGGAGAGCCACGAGAACGGGACAATCGCGCCCTCAACGCGCACCTGAACGTGCGTCTTGGAAATGTACGGGAACGGGACGCTGAATACTCGCGTCACGCCATCCCCGAGAGATTGCGCATAGGCAAGAGGCATGAATGCTCCTGATAAGAGTTCCCCCGGGTTTCCCCGAGGGTTAATTCACATGTGGTTTGATTTAGTCGCGAAGTTCCCGCTGAGGCAGGCCAGAAGCCAGCCAATTGAAGAACCACTGCATTCCGACGATGCGTTGCCCGGGAGCTGCTTGGAACAGTTTGCGGGCGTCAGGCTGAGAGTAATCGTCACCGCCGATGGCCGTCACCACACCCTGAGCGCCTTGGAAGGCGGTCGTGATCAGGTCACCCGTTGGGTTACCGAACACGCTCATAGGGTCGGTCTTCAGGCCAGTTGAGCGGAAGTCGAAGACTGTCTCTCCAGAGACCAACGCGGCGGCTGCGTCGATGGGGATTGGCACAAGGGACGATTCGGAGGTGCGCTGGAAACCTGCGAGTGCGAGGTTATGCAGCGACAAGCGCTCCTTCAGCTTCTTATCCCGGTCCTTGTCGCCCAAGGTGTTGAGATGCGTCTGGCCGATGTAGGTCAACGTACCGAGGAACATTGCACCCATCATCCCCATGAACGCTTCCATATCGCGCATGTTCAGTCCCTGCATGAGCGCCCTCGTCCAGGCACCGACAGCGAACGAACGAAACTGCAGAACGGTTTGGCCGAGAGGACTACTCATCCACTTCGCAAACTGCCCTACATCGTTCTCCAAGATCATGCTTCGAGAGGCCCTGAACATGGCGCTTTCAAAAGCCGCCGCTGCTTTGCCGTCCCATTTCGCGATGCCCAGTGCCTCAAGTTTCGAGCCGCGCTGGACACCGCCCTTAAAGCTGGCATGAGCGCGGATGTTCTTGAAGATCAACTCTGCATCGTCAGCGGTCAGGCCGAGGAGCTTGAGCCGGTCCATGTTCACTTTGTCACCGAACTTCGCCATGTTGACGAACTTCACCGCGAAGGCACGGGAGGCCCAACGCTGAAAGACCGCGTTGATAGGGGCCATACCCGAGACCATAGAGACGCCGTGATTGAGCGCCTTTAGCTTCGGGTCGAGCTGGTCGAGCGTCTTTGCCAGAGGCGTCGTCGAGCGGAGATGCGTCGGGATGCCGAAGTCATCCATCTGAGGGCTGAAGCGGCTCGTAACGTGGTCGGTACCGAAGGCCCCGATAGCATCAAGCTCATCGCCCAAGTCGTCACCCAAGCGCCCCTCTCGGGCCAGCTTAAGCAACTGCCTAAAGGATGGCATACCGGCAGCAAAGGACTTGATACCGGACTGCGATGCTACGCGGGCTATTTCGGGAATCTGAGAGAAGCCTACCTGCCCCATGAGGCGGGTGAAGTTGTAATCTCGGAGCGCCCTCAATGTCCGCGCCCAGTCGGAGGATTGGTTCCAGTTCGGAATACCCGCGACTGCGTTATAGGCGAAGCGAAGGTTGTCGATGTCCTTCTCAACGTTGACTTACTCGGGTCGATCTTGGCCTCTTCATTGGCTACGCCCTTGACCTGTTCAACCAGCCGATTGAAATCAGACTGGTTTCGAATGCCGTCAATGAGCCACTCACCCGGGTTCTCGGGGTGCGGTACCTTCACTCGCGCCAAGGCAATCTGCCCAGACATGGTGCGGTTATAGGTATGCATAAGGAGGTTCGCATCGTTGACGTAGAAGTCCTTGATCGACACCTCTTGAGGGACGCCGTAGCGGTCCCTAACAACCATCGAATGGGTTTCATCGAGAAGCACGCGATGCTGAAGGCGACTGTTGCCACCGGCCTCAGCGTCCTTCGTGCGGGACTTCGTAAGCGCGTTCATGGCATCTTCGATCTCAGCTTCGGAGAACATCGCGCCGCCGTCCTGAAGGCGAACGTCAGACAGGAACGCTCGGAAGTCGTCCATGTCTTCGGCAGCAAGGCCACGAGCCATGCCGATCTCCTGCCCCGCTGAGAGCTTGTTCATGCGGTCGAGGATGGCGTAGCCCATCTTCCTTGCCAGCTTGTCGTCGATGTCTGGTTGAGCCTTCTTGATGGAGGCCGTGAAGAGAGCCGTCAGGCCGTCCCTGTTGTCAGAACCAGTGCGGTCATAGCCGAACCGATGCACCAGCTCACGAGATCGTTCTAGGTGCGGAATACGAGGAACGTAGCCATCCACGCCCATCTCAGAACGGGTGATGCCCTCCTCTCTGGCCTTGGCCCACCAGTCCCGCATTACAGCGTTGAAATGCGCCCCGGCTTCCCTCACCTCAGGATCGAAGGCTTCCTTATCGATACCCTTGGCGCGCTGCCATGCGGTGATCTGTTCGGAGAACTTCCGCTGTTCGTCAGTGGCATTCCAGAGGCTCACACCCTTGCGCTTCTTATACTTGTCCCAAGCATCGCCGTAGGCTTTCGCCCATTTGTAAGTCGAGACACGCTGAAGGCGGCGTTGCGTTTCTGAGGCTGAGATGACAGTCACCTTGCCTTTCCGGTTACCGACCGCGTTTTCCACGAGGTAGTTTCCGAGGGACCGAACCATAGGCACGCCAGACTTCATGAGCTGAGCCGAAAGGTCGAAGCGGGGGCGACCGTAAACAAGCTCGAAGTTTTCATCGACCTTCTTCCAGAAGCGGTGATTGTCGCGGTCGTCAGTGCGATAAGTCGGCACGTCAGCGCCTGCCTGAGCCGCACCTACGGAGCTACCTTGAGGAGCTGCACTCTCAACCGCCTCCCGCTGCATCTCGTGGCCGATGGCATCCATCTGGGCATTCTCAGCTTCGAGCATAGGAGCGCCCTTACGGAACGCCGAGAAGGCACCGCCAAGGACGATACCGCTCCCGATGGAGTACATTAGATCTGACTTCCCCATCATCGGGTTTGTCGCCATGAGCGGGAGATCGACAGCAAGGTTACCGGCCACACCTTCAGCAGCACCTAAGGCGATGGTACCGGCACGACCGAAGCGGGAAGCAACGGCAGCCGGAAGGCCAAGGCCGCCAGTCGCCGCGCCGATCGCAAGGGTTGCCGCAATAGCGCCGGGATCGAGAAGCGCGGTACCAAACTGGAGAGCGATGCCCTTGCCGCCCAGTGAGGCGAGCTTCTGGTCGGTTTCCATTTGCTTCAAGATACGGGTCTTGATAGCCTCGAAATGTTCCTCCGATACAGCATCTGCGAACTCTTCGAGCTGCTCGTTAGGGATTTCAGCAGCCCGTTCTTTCAGAAGCTCAGGCGTCACTTTGAAGTTCGGGTCGGGTGTCTGGTAGCCGAGGGCCTTGAAGGGCGCGGCCACCGACCACGTATTGGAGATCGCCATGCCAACAGCGTCAACGAAACCGGGAGCTTCAGCTTTCGCCTTCTTCTCGGCTTCCTCAGTGCGGAGCATTTCGGTGGTGTCGTTGACGAACTTGTGGGTGTCGATTTCGCCGTAGGTCACGGGGGCCTTGGCAGGGTTGCTCGCATCGCCCACCCGATAGTCACTAGTTGGTGACAGGGAGTTGGACACACCGCCACCGGACAGGAGGCTTTCACCACCTGCCCTTTCGATCTTCTTCGCCCAGAGCTGAGCGAAATCACCGGCAGAGATAGTGTCGGTTTCACCCTTCCGCTCGCCCGGGAGATTGAGCTGGACGGCCTTGCGACCGAGAACCTCAGCGGCGGGCCTGTCAGGAGCCTTGAGGATCGTAAGCGCACCGCCAAGCCCCTGTTGATGGGCCATGTAAATCTCACCGGCTGAGGGCGCTCGGCCCAGTGCACGGGTCAATCCTCGGATGTTATCTCGCATCAGGCGAGCGCCAGCGTCAGCATTGGCGTAAGGGTCGTACTTATTCTTCCCCTGCCCATAGCCCTTCCACGTATCGTCAATGAACTGGAAGAGGCCGCCAGCCGAGGAACTGGGGTTCTGGGCGCGGGGGTCCAAGCCGCTCTCAATGCGAGCCATGCGAATGGCAGTCTCGGGGTCAACGCCGTAGCGATTTGCCGCGTCTGTGATGATGGCCTTGATATCTGCCATTCATGTCTCCTGTGATTACTTCCCCCTTCGCTGCGAGTGTTTCTCAACAACGGCTTCTTCAGCCTTGCGCCGCTCGGCCTGCTTCGCTTCCGACATGGAGCGGTAGGTAACGAGCGCTTCGGGGAACATTGATGTTGGGTAGGTTGAACCCGTCGAGGGGTTCCAGATGAGCCACGAGCCAGTCGAGGTGCCGTCCTGAAGGAGCGAGAGGTCGCCTTCATCGACATGAAGCTGTTCGCCGTACTTCGCCACGAAGGCGCTTACGGCTGTCTGGGCGTAGCTCTCGAAGTTCGGGGGCATCCGCTCATCTCGCTTGATCAGCGTGCCGTTGAAATTGAAGTAGTTCTTCTCGAACCGGGCTGAAGCCTTTTCAATGGCGTCATCCTCGCCAAGGCCCATCTTCATGTAGAGCTGAGCGTATCGGTTCAGTTCCGTCTTGACGGTACCCTCGTTCACCGGGGCTGTACCGAAAAGTCCGGTACCAAACAGGCCGCCGCTCTTCTTGCTCGAAACCACGTCAGCAACCTTGGCGTTGAGCTTTTGGAACTGAGCGCGTTGCGTCGCTTCATCCTGAGCCGCACCGGGAGCGCTTGCTTTCATGGCGACCGACATGGAGAGCCGCTGGTCCCATCCCATTTCCTCACCTACGCGCACCATCTCATAAAAGTCGGCGGCCTTAGAGTTGAGGTTCTGTTCGAGGTAGACCGGGGCCTTGCCGTAAAGCTCGCGGTATTTCTGGTAGCCCTGAATGAGAATGTCAGGCGGCTGGTCGAGGCTAACATTCGGGACCGTAGCCGCGCTTGCTCCAGCATCCATGACGCGGAACCACTCGGGCTGCTTAACACCATTCGCGGCGAACTCTTCAAGCTCCCGCTCAGTCGTCTGTTCGGGCGTTTCCTTCCGTTCAGCAGCAACCTGACGGCTGCGATCAAGCGCCCTCTGGGCCGCCTGCTTCTCCTGATCGTCAGGGGAAACTTCCTTCGTCGCGCCGGTCTTGGTCGGCATCGTGACGGGAGAGCGGAACTTGATTTCGCCTCGCTGCCAAGCCTCATCAAGCTCAGTGCCGAGTTGCCCTTCGGCCTCCTCAGCGGTCTTGGCGAGATTGAGCTTCTGCTGTGCCGTATCGATGCGGCTCAGGAGATCGTTCGCCTTGTTGCCGAGCTTAGCGTCAGTCAGAAGGCTACCCTTGTAGGGGCCATCCTGTCGCTCGAACTGGAGGTATGTTTTAGCCAGGGCGAGGTCGCCACGTGTGGCCGCCTGATCGGCAAGCTGAAGGACCATCTCTTGCTGCTTATCGAACGGCAGTCGAAGGAGGTCACGGTTCTTCCCGAAGTCGGAGAAGGTGTCTTTCACGATGTCCTCAGGAGCTTTGCCCTCAGCTAATTCAAAGGAAGCCTTCGCGGACCACTTCTCGTAGACGTCACCAGTCCGCTTTTCCATCTCGAAGGTCGAGCGGTCGTCAACGGCCTGCCCTCTCAGGCGGTCAGTAACTGCGGTGATCTGTTTCGAGTAAGCGCCCATGAACACGGGGTCGTTCCCGTACTGTTCAAGGTCACCCTTGATTTGCTCCTGAACGAAAGCGTCGATATCGCCCGAGCCTTTGTCGAAGGAGGTATTGTAGGCTTCCATAATGGCAAGCGAGCGGTCGTAAGCAACACGCTCACCGGCGACCTCACGCCCTGCCAAGGTGGTCAAGGCAGGGACTTTACCGTCCTTAATCGCGGTAGCCCGCTGATCTGGAGACATGCCGAGCATCGCGGTTCGGGCTGAATCGTAATCCGCATCGAGCGGCCGGTTCTTCACCTTGTCCTGAACATTGATGAAGTTCTGGAGGCTTGGCTGAATACTCGCCAGCGACTGAGCAAGCGCCTCCAGTCCATTGGAACCGATAGGGGCTTGCTCAGGTCGAGCGTAAGTGTCCACCGGGGAAGCGACAGGTCGCAGCGAAGGCTTGCGGATGTTCGAGCTGGATGGTGTCTGAACGCGGCTCTTCGCGCCTTTGGCTTCCGAGCTTCGGCGGTCTTCATCAATTGGCCTGAGGCCCGGGAGTGTTACCATGTTATCCTCGTCTCGTGAGCTGACGGCTCTTGGAGTTTGTGTAGGAGTCCAGCCCCGCCCCTGCGATCCTCAAGCCAGCATCCCAGAAGGACGGCTTAGCGGCACGCTGAACCGAGTTGATGCGGTCCTCAGTGTTGGCGCGGATGCCCTTCATTTCGTTGTTGAGCTGCGTCATGCTCCATTCGGTGTTCTGGTCGATGCGGTCGTTGGCCTCAGCGGCTCGGCCGTCAAACTCCCTCAGGAGGGCATCGACCGACAGGCCGGTTACGCCCGCCTCACCGGCTGCTGCTGACGCTGTTGCTTTGGCTGCCCGCGCCTCGCGGGTGTTGTCGATCTTCTCGGCGGCTGCTGCCTCCTGTTCCTGCAACATGCGCTGTTGCGTCTGGAACATCTGATCGCGGGCATTCTGGTTCGCCCTTGCCGCATTCTCGCGGTAGAGCTGGTTCTGTTGCTCGGCGGCTGCGACTTGCCCTTGGTAACTGATAACCTGAGAGGCCGCGCCAATTGTGAAGCCGAGCAGTGATAAGGGGTCACACATTCCTAATCCTCGCGAACTCATAGAAGGTCTGGTTTCCCGGTCCTTCTTCGTTAACCGCTCTCAGGAACTTGAAGCCAAGCCAGCGCAGCCACGCAATGTGGACTGAGTTACGCTGATCAACGCTATTGGCGAGAACGGGAAATTCTTCGTGGAAGGTTTCCACCCAGAGCTTTGAACGCCTGAGGAACCTCGTTTTGTTTGTCTTGATCTCATCGCTTCCGAGGAGCCAGATATAGCCCAGTTCAGGTTCACGAGAGGGACAGACGCCAAACATGGCGACTGCGTTATCCTCTTCATTGACCACCGAAACGCACTGACGGGACAGCTTAAGGCCGTCCTCAAGAGCTTGCTCGGCACTGGGAGAACCAGCGGCAAGCAACTCTCGAAGATCGTCAGGGCGAAGTCTGGGGGCTAGATAGGTCACGTCCTCGGGGCGGGAGTGACGTGTTTCCAGCATCACAACCTCTTGGAACGGATTACGTAAAGAGCCTCCCATTCCGCGCTCAGGAAGGCGCAAGGAAGGAAGGTGTCATTGACAATATCGATCGTCACCATGTCGTTCTTAGACATAATGGGGAAGCCGAAACGGCCACCGTCCACGGCTACCTGGCCGATGACATTCTTGGCTGAACCGATCACACGGCCCGAGAACACATAGGAATACGGGTCGCGGCGGAAAGGCGTCACGACCACTCGGAAGTAGCCCGTGTTGTCGTAGGTCAGGTTTGCCTTACGGAGCTGGATGCGCCCCTCCCCGACCGTCATCTCACCACCGCCGATAGCCTCTTCCTTGATGACGAAGGTGGAGAACCTGTAGCGCATCACGAAGGAGCGCCCGACATAGAACTTGGACAGTTGACCGGCAACCTTGAAGCTACCGCCATTCAGCGTATACGGAATGATCTGCCCCGGTTTCTTTAGAGGGTCACCGTTTCGGGCAATGATCTCGTAGGGATTTGCGGAGGCCAAGAGGCCCGCTTCCAGAACGTAAGGCGGCGTGATCGTGGTTACGTTCGTCACGGCATCATAGGTCACCGTGCAGCGTGCTTCCGTCACCTTGCGGTCGAGGTGCAATCCGAACTCAAAACCCTCATCCTTGTAGCCCGGGTTGACGGACATGCTCTCGATGAACACGCCATCACTGCGGCGCATGATGAGGAAGAGATCGCTTTCGACGAACTCGACCGAGAGGATTTTATCGGTCTCTGGGAACGTCCACTTATACCACGCCGACTGGAGCTTCTTCTGTTCATTCCAGAAGTACTTGTAGACGTAGATCGTGTTGCGCTCAGTCTCCGAGATCATCGCAATGGTGTCCTCAGAAGAGGAGGCAGCCATCTTGTAGATATCTCTCGGTACGTAGGCCGGAACATGAGAGGTCACGTCAGAGGCGTCGTTTGTGTTCGTATCGCCGTCCACGAAATACTCACGCAGGCCGGAAAAGTTGCCCCGGTTGAATGTGAAGTAGACGTTACGGCCCGCGCCGACAGGCCGAGCTTTGAGCGAACATTCAAACTCAGTCGTCTGGTTGATCGAGATTGTCTGAGGCGTCAGGAGGTCGGCGGCCCCGAGCTGGAACTGTGTTTGCTCCGAGAACAGCAAGAGCGTCTCATTGAAGGGGAGCGCGTGCTGTAGGATCGAGACCTTGATATGCGACACGGCCACGTCGATGGGGTCGGTATCGAGAACCTGAGTGGCCGACGATCTGAAGAAATTGAAGAAGTCCCCAGACCGGCTGAAAACCACGTTCTCATCCGCGATGAAGCCAAGCCGATTGCGGTGGAAGAAGATGTCGTTCAGCGTCTTCCCGACAAACGAAGGCATAGGGCTACTATCAAGGTCACCAGTCTTCCGCTCAATCCAGTCAACCGTCTTGAACGTAAACGAGCCATCCGCATTGCGGGTGAGTGCGTGAGCCATTGTGGACTTGTTCAGGCGGATGTTTTCGCCACCCTTCACACTCTCAACCCAGACGCCCGAGCTGGCACCTGTAGCGGTGCTGTACCGGACGTAATAGTTATCGAAGGAAGAGGACTGGTCGCCGGCAATCTCCACCGTGAAACCGTCAAAGCCTTTAGCCGGGAGATCAGAGAACCGTTGAACGCTTCCTTTCACCAGCTTCGTGGCTTGGTCGCCCTGGCTATCGCTGATCGTGATGCTGAAGTTGCCACCGTCATTGCGGCCAATGAGGATGCTCGAACCGTTCTGGGCGAACCAGAAGCCGCCCACCACACCCTGAAGACCGGAGATTAAGCGGGAGGCAATCACGTCCGTTTGGATATCGTTGATATGGGATGCCGTCGAACCATCAGGCGTCTGATAGGTGTAGGACGCTCCGTTCAGCGAGATCGTATACTTCGTGCCGTAGCTGCCCTGCTTGATCCACACGAGGGCGTCAGGCGCTCTCACTGGGCTGAGATCGGGGGCCTGTTGCGTCACCACCGTTCGATTGATGATGAAGGTGAAGTCGGCAATCGTCACGGCTTTGAAGGCTGAGCGAGGGTCGGCGGCAGTGAGGTAACCCTTCCCGTTAGGAAATGAGACTGAGCGCTGCGTTCCCGTTTTCAGATCGTAGACCTTCAGGTCCCCCCCGCCGATCAGGACTTCATATTGTTCGTTCCGGTCGCGGTTGATAGTGTGCGTAAACAACTCCCCTGAGGGGGCATCCACGATCTTTGCGCGGTGCGTTGTTCCGGCCCGCTTCCGAAGCCCCTCAACGACTGAGCTATGGGCATTCTCTTGGGCTTCCGCTTGGCTTGCCAGACGGAGCGCGTAAGGCTGCTGAGAGACGCCGTTGATCAGGTTCGGGATGGTGGTTGAGACGAGCGCGCCTGCCATTAGCGGGAACCCCCGCCAAACTCACGCCCAGTCACCTGAAGAACCGAGGGGTTGTCCCTGAAGACGTTCAGGTCGAGCGTCTCGGCTTCTGCCGATTGGAGGTTAGACCACGCCCTCACCTCGTCTCTGGAGTTGAATTGCCAGAGCGTCTCCGAGCCAACCATCCGCTCTTGGAATTGGCGGGCAGCTCGAATGACGATGTAAGACCGTGCAGCCTCTGGGAGCTGGTCGAACGGGAGGAATAGGACGATACCTACCTTCACCGTTTTGCCGATGCTGAAGGTGTGGTTGATGCGGTCGTAAAGGCGGTTGCCTCGCTGAACCAGATCGAGTCGCGCATCGTCGCCGGTAGCATCCACTCGAAGGGTGTTCGGGGCAAGCGCGATCTCGCCTTCTGGGAAGGACGCGACGAGCGGGTAATTGATTTCGGTATTCCAATGCCAGCCTACAACCTGAACGTCTCGACTGGATTGTGTAAGAATTTGACGGGCGACAACCGCGTCAACGATGCCAGTGTCTTCCACCGTGTTCACGGGGCTTTCACCGATAACGGACAGCATAAGGTTGATCGCCTCAAGCTCCGTGGTCGGAGTGAGGGAAAGGACGGACATTGAGCCTCTCAACGGCGAAAAAAAGGGGAGACCCCAGAAGGAGCCTCCCCAATGTATTTACAGGTGGATTGATTAGGTCGCAGAATTGCGGATTTCGACAGCGGCCTGCGGGCGCAGGATGCCGTGACCGACTGCGTACTTCGCGACCATCAGGTGACCCTGACGGCGGATATCGTAGGCCGACTCCATGCCCATATCGAGCAGCTTGACGGTACCGATAGCCGACTTGTGCATGACAAGAGCGGAGACCTTCGAGAAGTCGCCACGGTACTTGTTGCCGGTGCCAGCCTCGACACCCGTGGAAGCCGACAGGTCGGTCTTCGGGAGGTGGTTCGTCTTGATGATCTGGATGCCCGCGACCTTGAGGATGCTACCCTCGGCGTAGGAACCCATACCACCCCAGTCCTTGTTCAGGTTGTTGGTGGCCTTAACGAGGTTGTAGTACTGGGCCGGTCGGACGAACGCTACGCGCTCTTCTTCCGGTACGTCCTTCTCGTCCATCTTCTGAGCGGCGATGAACAGCGCGGCTGCGAGGTGATCACCGTTCGTATCGAAGTTCGGGGTGGACGGCAGACCGTCTTCACCTGTCAGGATAACGGAACCACCCGGCTCGCCCTGGACAACGTTCGTTGCGCGGGCTGCGAGGACGCCGACCTGAAGCAGGTGCTTGTCCATCGTGCGGGCGAGGAAGCGGCCCATTTCGGTGGAGTAGATCGAGCGCAGATCGTAGTGCTGCTTGGCCTCGTCGATGTTGGCGATGAAGCCGTGCGAGATAAGCAGATCGTCGATGGTGATAACGGTCTCAGCCGAGTTCAGGTTGAGGCCTGTGATCTCGGTACCCGGGACGTGGTACTCACCGCCCACCTTGCCGGTTGCCGGGAACTGAGCCGACTTGCCGGAATCGATGGTGCGCGTCATCGTATGTTCGAGTGCGACGTTGGTTTCCTCGAAGGCGGTGAGAACTTCACCAGCGAACTTCATGAGGAACAGTGCATCCACATCACCAGAACCGTTGATCTGACCAATGCGGGTAACGTTGGCGTTTGCCATATAATGTATTTCCTGTGAAGAGTTGGAAGTTGATCAGGCTTCCCGAACGTCTTCACTCGACACGACAAAGTTCTCCCGACGCATCGGGGCTGAGCTTGTTGAGTGGTGTTCTGGGGATTACCTTTGGACAGCCGCGTATGAGGCACGCAGCACTGTCGAACATCTTTCACAGGATAAGTATTGGAGGGCGTGGCGGGTCTCGAACCCGCATCTCTCGGCCAGCGCCGAGCATTTACCAGTTCAAACTACACGCCCTCAAGAAGGCCCCGGCTTGCCTGCATAATCCCCTTCAATGGTCAGGGGTCAGGCAGAGGCCGGGGCCGTAGTGTTTAGAACAGTCCCGGCTTTGCGGGTGCTGCCGGAAAGTCCTTCCGCTTGACGGACAGGACAGATGCGAGCGTTTCGAGGAAGGTCAGAACCTTGGCCGCGATAGCGTCATCCTTGGGGGTCGGGGTCAGGCGCGTGATCGTGACGAGTGCGGCCTGAAGGGCGAAGAGCACGGCGAAGATATCGTCGAGGTGCGCCCAGAGGAGTGCGAGGTAGGTGATAGTTTCCTCCTGTTAGAAGAGAGAAGATTTGGCAAGCTTGCGCTCAACATCCTGACGGTATGCGGCGTCTTTCTTGTAGCGGGGGTCGCGCATTGCTGCGGTCAGCTCAGCGGTGGAGCGGAATACTTCGGCAGAAGAGCCGCCAGTGTCGCCGTTCAGGAGCGACGGTTCGTCGCCGTTCGCCTTCTCGTAGCGAGCCTTCAGGCCAGCAACAGCCATCTTTGCAGCCGTGAGGTTGCCGCTATCCACCTGAGCATCGTAAGCTTCGATCTCAGCCTTCGAGAGGTTCTGAGCGGCCCACGTCACCATGTCGGTGTAGGACTGCTCGCCGCCCACTTCGAGGAGAACTTCAGCGCGGAAGAGATCGGCCTTCGCGGTCTGGCCTTCGATATAACTGTCCACGAGATCGCGGTCGAAGCCCTTGGAAGCGAGTGCCTTGTAGCTATCTTCCGAGAGCGTGCCGTTGGAAAGGAACTCATCGCTCAGAGCGTTGAAATCCAAGCCAGCGCTATCAACAGCCGAACGGGCCTCTTCAAGGGGCGTCTCGGTAGTGGCGGCGGGTGGCTCTTCCTTGCCGGTCGAGAGCTTCTTTTCAAGCTCCGCATAGGACGCGGCCAGGTCTTCGGGAGAGGCGAACTTCTCGGGGAGCCATGCGGGGCGCTCGGTAGCTGCGGCGGGCTTCTGCTCAGTCGTGTTTGACTGGGACTGAAACTTCTCGACCATCAATGCGTCATGCTCAGGCGTGCCGGGAGAGAGGGTCTGGGTATCGGGTGTTACTTCAGGTTCCATTGAAACTCGCGTTACTGGGATTGGAGACTGCGACGGAACCCTGAGACCTTTTTCTTCTCAGGTTCGTTCTCAAGACGCGCTGCTGCGATGGATAGGCGGGAGCCTGCCTTGGCAATGCCCACCGATTTTGCGGGACGTGGATAGTCCTGCATCGGTCGAGGTGAGGCTTCTGCGGCTGGTGCGGGAGCCTTATAGGTCTTCCCCTCGCCTGAGACGGAGCTGGACCGTTTACCTTCGTCCCCAGTGGGGCGGGCAGCCGGGACCGGAACAGACTTCTTGGTCTTCTCCATCTCGTCTTTGGTTTTGGTGTGGTAGGATTTCCCCTGCCACTTAAAGGTCGTCTTCCCGGCTGAACGGGCAGCCTTGAAGGCGTCACTGAATGAGGCCATCTGGGTTTTCCTTAATAGTCGATAGAGACGATACCGCCCGCATGTTCAGTCCGTTTCGGGCCTGACTTCGGGGCGGGCGCTTCAGAAGGCGAAGGGGCAGTTACAGCCGCGCTATCAACCGTCTGAGGTTCATTGGACTTGGGCTTGCGTGCCATCCTGTGCCTCCGGTTTGAGTTGATCTCGAAGAATGTCCATGCCCTTCGGGCCGAGCTTATCCATCATCTGCCGCATCATTTCGGCCTGCTGTGCCTGAGCGAGTTGTTCAGGGCTGAGCATCAGGCCCGACATGTCGATACCGAGAGCGGTACCTACGCGGGTCAGGAAGTCAGCCTTGTTGACCTCAGGGGGCAGCCCTGCCGCTTGGACGGCGGCACCTGCGAAGAGGTTCAGCTTGTTCATGTCGTGGCCGCGACCAAGGGCCTCTAGGCCGGTTGTGATGGTGGGCTTCACAACGCCTTTGGGGAGCGCCGGGATTTTCCGCTGACGCTCCATTCGGAACATGATCACGCGGACAAGCGGGAGCTGAAATTCTTGCGAGAGGATCGAGTAGACGCCACCTAAGGCATCCTCCAGCTCACCCGCCATGTAGCGAATTTCTTCTGCAGTAACGCGCTCCCCTGCCCGCTGGATGGCGGTGTTCAGGAGGAACGCGAACGAGAGGCGCTGCTGGATGGTCTCAATCGTCTTGAAGGCGATCTGGAAGTCTGCGAACTTCTCAAGCTGGAGGACGCTAACATCTTCGGCATTACCCGAGCGAACAGAGCCTGAAGGCGCCTTCGCAATGTCAGTCATCCTCGTGGTGCCGTTAGGGTTCACAAGGAAGAGAACCTTCGCTGCGGCTGCGGAGCCTTCCACGATGGCCTTCTGAAGTTCCTCAAGGGAGAGAAGGTCGCCGTAGTATTCTTCGACGTAGCCGCGCCCGTAGTCTTCGCAGTCGATCTTGGTGAAGCGAAGGGCAATCCACGGGCATTTATCGAGCGGATAAGAGCCTCGGGATTTCGGCACGGTCATGCCTTTGATCTCTTGGCGGATGATCCACTTGTCGGCCTGACGAATGACGTGAGTGTAAAGCTCGATGGTCTTTTCGTTGGACGTGGACTTCTGCTTGACGTGCGCCTTCATGGCTTCAGGAACCATGTCAGGCGAGATGTCTTCTCGGGTCACGATCTCAATCACGTTACCCATCGGGTCACGCTTGACCACATAGCGGTCGAGACGGAAGACCCTCATGCCCCCTTCGGGAGGGAGATAGATTAGGACGTTACCAGCAACGAGGAGCTGCTTGAGTGCTTCGAAGGCAGAGACACGGATTGCCGTGGTCTCGATTTCCGTCATCAAAGCGCGCTCGATCTTGTTCAGACCACGCTCGACCTCGGCTCTCATACCTTCACGTTGGGTAAGTTTCTCCAGCGTGAAGTCGTCGATCATCAGACGGAAGAAGGGAGAGTTCGGAGGGAGCAGCGCCAGAAGGAGCTTTGATGCGAGGTTATTCACGCCCCTTGCGCCGATGCCCTGAAACGGGGTCGGCAGGGTGGAAGACTCGGAATGCCCTGAAGGGGGCATGAGTGACGGGATCGTCAGCTTGGCTGCGGAGCGCGCCCGTTCGAGGACGGACGTTCGGGCATTCGAAAGTTGTTGGTAACGACCGGCTGCTGTTTTTCCGGTCATTCGGGGCCTTACTTCTGAGGGACGTTAATTCCCGTGTTGCCACCACCTACTCCCGCATCCAGCGGAATACGCAGACTGGAGCGGCCCTTTCGCTTCGCCCTCAGGGCGGCAGCCTCGGGGGATGCTTCGTCGGGCGTCTGGGGAGCTGATTGATTTACGGTCGCGGCTGGCTGTGCAGGAGGCGGCATCTGAGCGACAGGCTCAACCTTCTGCTGCGTGACTTTGGGTTTGCACATTACTTGAGAACCTGTGTCTTGATCACCTTCTCATTCTGAAGGTTGTATTGATCGAGGAGGAACCTCACGACCGCCCTCTTCCCACTCTCAAATCGAATCTCATCTATCGAGGTTTTCAAGGAGGGGGATTTCTCGGGGAACCTTTTATCGAGGGCTTCCATGAGGTCTTTCGGGATAGGCGGGAGATCGCTGTGATCCATCGAGTTATCCTTAAGGGTGGGGTAATTGCCGATTGTCCTTGGAGCGGTCTTCACCCCAAGGATTTGATTGCTGCGATGATCTCCTCTCGACGGCTGAAATCCATCGAGATCGTCGCGGTTCTTGTCTCGAACACGAGGAGGTTCCCCTTTCGGGAAACCTTCAAGTTGCTCGGCAGGTTTTCATTCGTGTGATCTTGCAGGGTCACTTATTCGGCCTTCGGGGTCTCCTCGGCAGCCGGGGCCGGAGTGGCTTCAGCCGGGGCGCTCGGGGCAGCTTCGGTCGGAACAGCCGGGGTCGGTGCGGGTGCAGGTTCAGCCGGTTTGTCGTCACCAAAGAGCTGCGAACCGATCCAGTAACCGGCAAGGCCGCCGAACATGCCACTGAAGAAACCTCCGCCGCTCCGCTGCTGCTGAATGACGGTCGTGCTGGAGTTATAGGTCGTCGAAGGGCGATACGCCGGGGCCGGTATTGAGTAGGTCGATGACGGTCGCGAATACGAGGTCGAGGGTCGGCTGTAGGAGCGCGACGAGAACGAGGAGGAGCGGAACGAGCTGCCACCACGGAAGCCGCCGAAAGACTTTGCCTCAGCGATTGCCGGGGCGATGGAGAGAATTGCCACGAGGGCGAGAGCCAGAAGGCTGGAGAGATACTTCATTTGATCCACCTGTGATTACAATTGGTTAAACGTCTTGAATGTAGGACGCAAAGCTCAGCACCTTGCCCTTCAGGTCGAAGAGGCTGCCCGTGTTAAAGATGACATGATGCCAATCGCGACCTCGGAGTTTGCCTTCATAGGCACCGCCTGCTTCCCGTGAAGGGTCAGGTCGAACCACCTTGACCGCAAAGCCGCCAAGCGTCCTCACGAGGTCGTATTCGTTGGGGAAGCGAAGATCATCGACAACGACATTCACGCCTTTGTCGCGGAGCTTCTCGATCTTAGCCCGCGCAACGTTGGTCCAGAGGTCTTGATCGATTGCTTCCCGGCCCCAGTCTGTCCCCAGTGTCTGCATGATCTGACGCGGGGTAACCGTCTTGAAGCCGGGAATGACAGTTTCCTTCAGGTCACCTTCGATCATCCGCTCGACCATCTCAGCCTCGAAGCCCATAGACTTCAAGAGACCACGCGCCATGTCCTTCAATGGACCGGCGAACTTAACGTTGACGTAGCCCTGAGCGATCAGCACCTTGGCGACCTCAGACTTTCCACTGCCCGCCGCGTCACTGTAGAGCGCAACGAGCTTCCCTTTTGGCTGCCACTTCATGTCCCTCTCGGGGCAGCATGAGCGCAGCAGAGGGTTTGTCTTCTTCTTCTCACGAAGCTCGCCCTCGGTCATAGTTGAGCTACAGCCGGTACAGCGGAGAACCATCCCGTTTACTGTGGACGCCATAGGATTGGCTCCTTCTTCTTGAAGTCATAGTCAGAGGCCCGGAGAATACGGGCAACGCGGGCTTGCGTGAGGGCGTCAGCTTCCGTCAGGCCCTTCTTTTCGAAGACTTCCACGATGCGTCCCCAAGTCCCGAGCAAGTCGAGATTGGCAGCGTCACTGACGGGACCAAGTAGCTTCTCGGCGGCCACGGGACCGATGCCAGGGCAACCGGCATAGCCATCCGTCGCGTCTCCCGTGAGGGTCTGGTAGAGGTGCCAGTAGTCGGCCTCAGCTTCGCTGACGTTGATGATTTCACGGGTGGATACATCCCGGCAAAACAATCCCGGGACGGTCTTCATGTCCTTATCGATAGACACGATCACCCGCTCATGAGAGCTGAGGGTTGCCCCCTTCATAGTGGCAAGGATGCCCATGCAATCGTCACCTTCGAGGCCGGGGCGGAAGTATGCGTCCAGCTCTTCGATCATCCACTCCTTGATCCTCATGAGGACAAGGGGCTTCTTGATGTTGGAACGGTTGCCCTTGTAGGTGGCGAGGACTGACTTTCGGAAGTTGCCGAGACTGTCTGTGAGGCAGAGCTTGTATTCGTCACCATCCAGTGACGCCATCATGTCGTCGATCTGGTCTTTGACCTTGGCCTTCACTTCGTTTTCATCGACGTGCCAAGTCCAGTAACCGTCTCCCCAGTGTGTCGCCACCTCGCAAGACGAAGCGGCCACATAGGCCACCACGTCAGCGTCGATGAGGAGGATGCGCTTAGACAAGAACCGCCTCCTCCGCTTCCATCGCCGTCCAGAGGACAAAGCCGACATAGGCGTATTCATCGGGATAGAGAGCCTCGTAGGCTTCGTTGACCGCCTCTTCAGGAGGCTTCGTGTCCCAGATGATAGGGACGATTGTGTCGCCGCTTTCGGTGCGGCCAAAGGTAACCCAACGCTTCATGGGGCTTCTCCTGTTAGATAAAGAGGTCGATTACGTTCAGGGTGATGGCGAGGATAATCAGCGCCGAAAGGGCAACCGCCATTCGCTCAGTCATGATTTCGTCCCGTCAGCGCGTAGAGATGGGACAGGCCGGTCGGTGTGATCAGCCACTTGCGGGAGTAGAGGCCGCAAGCAACGCGGGTCGTGATGAAGCCGTCACTGGCAGCCATAGCCACCAGATCGGCGTGTTCACGGGCAAAGTTGGATTTGGTCTTGAAGGGTTCCTCCAAGGCCCGGGTAAGAACCTCAATCATCGGAGGGCTTCCTTGTCTGGAGATACATATCCATCGGTGCATCGTAGATGATGCCGAAGTCGTGGAAGAGCTGAGATCGGTGGGCGCGAGTGGCCTCATCAGCCCGGCGGGCGCATTCCCGCACGTCTCTCAGTTTGACTTCCAGCCACTGAGCGTAGCTATGGAAGGCGTAGTACCTGTAGTCTCTGCGAGCGTATTCCTCTCGAAACATCAGTGGGTTTCCTTCCAGTTGTTTCCGATCTTGAACTCGCCATCAATCGGGCAACCGAAGGCGAAGAAGGTTCCCGCATCGCGCATTGCCTGAACGACGATCTGCCCCACCTCATCCGCCAGTTCAGGACGGCACTCGGTTTGGATTTCATCGTGGATATGAGCGACGAAGGCGTAGTCACGACCGAAGACGTAACCACGAGTGGATAGTTCTTGATACGCCAAGATCATCGAGACCTTGGAGATGAGCGCACCGGCAGATTGCAGGAGCGTATTGAGCGCGGCATGAGCCGAGCGAATGTGCAGCTTGCGACCGTCGAGGCCGATCAGCACACCACCGGCACCCGCCTTGAACCACCACTGCTTGGCGCTATCTTGCCTCCAGAGGTGTTCGTATGACGGGTTGACGAGGAGCGGTTTAGCTTTCGGAACGAACCCGAGAACCTTCAGCTCGACGACTTCACGAAGGCGGCGCAACGCCGGGGTCTTCGCTAGGAACTGTCGCTTGAGCTTCTTGCCGATACGCTTCTGTTCCTCAGGCGAGGCATCAGGAGCAACGATGCTTCCAATCTTCTGATCGCCTGCCCCGTAGAGGAAAGCGTAGATGAAGGTCTTGGCGTCGTTACGGGTCGGCAGACCGGCAGCATTCTGGTTTACGGTATGGATGTCGCCTTCGAGGACGATACGTCCGTATTCGCCCCCGTCGAAGAGGGCCATGAAGTGAGCGAGACACCGCAACTCCAAGCCAGATAGGTCCGCACCAACCAGAACCCAACGGGCGGTCGTGGAGAAAAGAGCGCGGCATTCAGCCCCATAAGGGCTGCCCACACGCGGCACCTGAGCCACGTTCGGGTTACTGTGAGTGCAGCGCCCAGTGACCGCACCATTGGTGTTGACCGAGCCATGAATGCGTCCCTTTCTGACGAGCTTGAGCCAAGCCTGATCGCCTTCGGCCAACTGGCCAATGCGCTTTTCGACGAGGAAGTGTTCAGCGAGAACCTTGGCCTCGGGATATGGGAGGGCCTGAAGGATCGTTTCGTCGATCTTCGGTTGACCTGAGGGGGTAAACTCCTGAGGCTCCCATCCCATCGCTTGAAGACGATCTGCGATCATCTGCCTGGACGATGGGTTGAACTCGACCATCCACTTCTTCGTGAAAGGTTCGCCCTTCACGTAGCCGCGTTGGCGGTTATTCACCTTGGGAATGAACACCTCGGTTTTCTCGACCGGGGGGAACGCTTCCTGTAGCTCACCGGAGATTTCCAGCCGTCGCTTGACGAGCTGGTTATAGAGCTTGACCGCTTCGTCCTCATTGAAGGCGAAGCCGTGCCGCTCCTGCATGGCGATGATCTTGGCGAACTCGTGTTCAATCCAGAGGGACTTTTCGGTCGGCTCTTTCTTGACGATGCGGGCGTACAACTCCGCAGTGACGGTTACGTCCTGCTCGCAGTAAGTCTGCATTTCGGGGGTCCATGTGGCCCAGTCGGAGGTTTCACCGAACTCGCCCTTGAGAACGCCGAGGCGGTAGCCCCAAGCCTTCAGGGAGTGGGAACCAACGAGCTTGCCGGGGTACCCCTTACGAACCTGCTTGAGATCGTGGTCGGCAATATCCGCCCAGATCAAACGGGAGCAAACCAAGGTGTCTGTGATTTTACCTTTCGGCTCGAACCACGGGTACACCTTCTGCAATGCCGGGATGTCAAACTTGATGATGTTGTGACCGATGATCTCATCGGCGTGCATCAAGGCATGAAGTGCATCCTCAACCGTCCAGTCGGTGATGATCGTAATGTCATCGGTGCTGTAGCGGTGAGGAGTGCACGAGAACGTAAACCCACTGTCGGGGTCTCGCAGGACCAATGAATGCACCTGAGTTAAGGTGTCGAGTAATCCATCGGTCTCGCAATCGAATAGATAACGAGCCATTGTCGTCCTCTCGCTGGAGTGACTTATTCACGTGTGGATTGATTAGCGCGAACGCCACCTGTCCCTGAACTGCCGTTCGGTCTCGTCGGGGAGTCGGAACTTTTCGAGCTTTAAGAGGGTGGCGAGCGCTTCATTGGTTTCGAGGCGGGGCGTGTAGGTCCACCCGTCATGGGTGGTACGACCAACAGCGAACCGCACGATATTGGTGGTTACCTCAGTCAGTGGTGAGGCGTAGGAATACGCCATCGGCTCTGGCATTACAGCCATGTTGAAGACGTGGCTTGGCTGAAGCTGCGACAGGTTTATACCGACGATACGCCCTAGGAACCGCTGAGGGTTCTTTGCATCAACGACCGAAACTTCGCGCAGGGCTGACTTAAACGACAGCCTCTCTTCGAGTTGAGCTGCCGTCTCAATGCCATGCTCTTCCATCACACGAGACACATCGCACCAGTGATCGACAGTGCGTCCAAAGAGCATCGTAATCATCACGACACCCACTTTCCGTTGACGTTCTGGAAGGTGTGCTTGGCCCGCTCACCGTTCATCTCGACGATTACACCTTCAGGGTTCATGAAGCCCGGGACGAGCTTGCTGCCTTGAGAGCTGAGAAGGTCCATGCAGTCCTTGACCGCCTCGGTCGAGAACGCGCCCTGATAGAGAACCGGAACAACTTCACAGCAGTTCGGGAATGCGGCCTCGTGACCTTCCTTCAGGGCTTGGTATGGAGCGGTCCAGCGTCGAGCGTTGAACAGGACGAAGCGCTTCTCGCCACCAGTCAGGCCGTAGCCGCACTGGATGCCAGAGCCGTACCATTCACCGAAATGCTGGCCCGGGCCGAGCTTCACAAGTTCCTCAGCGTTCCGCTGAACCCACGCAGCGAAACCGTAGTTGTCGGTCTCCTTGCCGGGGGTAACCCAACGTCCACGAGAACCGGCGCGGATGGTTAGGCCGTTGACCTGAGCGAGGATGTTGGTGTCTTCGAGATCATCCGCCGTTGCAGGGGTGATGACGATCTGGCCGTTCGAGCCGTCGATCTTCTCCGTGATCGTGACGAAGAAGCACTTGGCGATGCGGGGGATTTTAGGGAACGCTTGGAAGTTCATGTCTAGCTCTCTCGCTGGAGTAACAATTCACGGGTGGATTTAATTGGTCAAAATGGAGCGGTCTCGTCCTTGAAGCCCGAGCCGGTCTCATCGCCAAAGTCGATGCTGGTTTCGTAGAGCTTGCCGGTCTCCCGCTCGTAGCCGAGGTAGATCACCTCGCCTGTAGCTTGGCCGGTATAGCGGTCTTTCAGAACGCGGAAGGTTGTCACCGAACGGAGACGTTCATCCTCGTGCTGCTGATCACGTTCGAGGCCGAACATGAAATGGCACCAGAAACCGATAGCTCGGCTTCCCTTGAAGTGCCTGATCATGACACGACCGCCCTCCTCGTGAGGCTTCCCGTCAGGGGTGGAAAGATGAGACACGAGGTGGATGATAATGCCGAGTTCTTTGGCGATAGACGCCATCTCGGCCATGATCTTTTCGAGGGCTTCTTTTTCCTTCTCCTCGGCAGCCGCAAGAGCCGTGAGGTGATCCACGTAGAAGATGCGGACGCCCTCACTGTGAGCAAGAAAGCGCATGGTTTCGCGGATGACTTCCCAGTCAGTTGCGCCGAAGGAGTCGTAGAAATAGAGCCGGTCCTGATCGAGCTTATCGAGTGCCTGATCAAGTTCCTCTTCGGTCCAACCATCGTCGGGGATATGGAAGCGACGACCGGCAAACTTACCGGCGAGCCTCTTGGCCGTTTCAGTAGGCATCTGTTCGAGGAAGAACACGCCGACCTTCTCGTCCAACTCGGTCACGTCATAGGTGATCTGCTGTGTGAGGAAGTCGGTCTTGCCAATGCCGGTCCCTGCCCCGAAGGCGTAGACCTCGCCCAGACGGCGGCCATAGGTGAGCTTCGTTAGGCGGTCGGAGAACCACGGCAGTCCCAGTTCGATGGGACGGCGGGCGGCTTCCTTGATGTCCTTGAACGACACCACGCCGTCAGGTCGGTAGGCTTGCGCCTGCCAGATCGCGGTAACGATTTCATCCCCGCGCCCTGCCACCAACAACTCGTTAGGGTCTTTCAAGGGGAGCGAAGCAATTTTGACCTTGCCCGGGGGGAACAGCACGGCGCACTCGGAGGTGGCCGCTCGCCCTGGCTCATCCATATCGAACATGAGGATGACTTCCTCAAATGAGCAAAGCCATTTCAGGTGACGAGAAAGCGCTTCCTTGGCGGCCTTCGTCCCGTTCGGGATCGAGACGACCGGCCACTTATTACCCTGCATCTGGGAGACCGTCATGCAGTCGATCTCGCCTTCGGTCACGACCACCTTGCGACCGCCCTCACCCCAGAGCTGCTGCCCAAACAGGAGGGCTTTCTTGGTCACGTTGCCGATGACCGCGAAGTCCTTCTCTTGGTCCCTCAGCTTCTGACCGCAAAGGATGCCGTCTTCAGTGGAATAGAACGGGGCGACATGAACCAGCTCGCCGCGATGGTTGCGGCCAATCTGGTAACCGAACTTACGGCACGTCTCTTCGGTGATGCCACGGGCCGAGAGCGCACGGTACTCACCGCGCACAAACTCTTGTGACATGGGTGTATTCTTTCTGGATTGAGAGGATGTTTCAGAGCCATCTCCCGGCTCGTAATAGTCACACCCAAAGCAGAAGGCGTGACCGTCCGAGTAGCGGCCAAGGTTGTCCCTTGAACCGCACTTCGGGCATGGCTCCTTACCGATGAAGGAGCTATCGTTTTCCATGATTACCGGAAGTAGAGAGGGACTTTCTGGAGTTCCCTGACGTATTCAACTGCCGCGTCAAGCTCGTCTGTTCTATAGACGCGCGCCCAGTATTTGATGCCGAGGCACGACATGCGCTCGTAAACCGCAAACCTCCACCAACCGTCGGTGGACTTGTCGATCTTGAAGCGCGGCGGAATGCAGGAGTTGTCTTGCATATTCGCCTCAGCCGGCGGCCCAGTTCTCGATGCCCGCGAGTAGGCAGACCCAGAAAACACCCGTAAGGGCAGCGGCGATCCAGCCGAAGTATGCGAGGGCCGCAATGATCGAGAAGATCAAAACAGCGACGAACGCGGCGATGATCGCCATACCGATGAAGCCGACGAAGAACTTATCCATTGTTTTCACCCCGTTTGTTTTCCTGAATGAGAAGACAGATCAGCGTCGAGTTCACGCAGATCGAGACGAGGCTGATCGCGATATCCATGTAGATCATGCGGGCACCTTTACGAGATTGTGAGGGGGAACGCAGGAGGTGTATTCAGACGTACTGCCCTCCCGCTTTACGCGGACCATCTTGGGGGTGAAGCTGGCGACGATGTATGGCCCCGAGAGACCGCCACCGCGACCGCCCACGCCGTGGACGATCTTGTCACCAACGTTCAGTTCTTGACCAACGAAGTCCTTCATGCTGCCACCCGACCGACATTGCGGAGCGAGTATTCAGCGTAGACCTTGCCGTTCAGATCGGTCTTGATGACCGTCTTCACCTTGTGGCCTGCCTTCTTGATTTCCAAAATGCGGGCTGCGAGGCGCTCAGCACCGAACAGCGAACGGGCCTTGATCGGGGTTACCGAGTTGCCGCTGAGCATGTACTTGACGAGGCGGTCGCACTGGCTGCCCTTCTTGAAGGTGATGGTCTTGACCTTCGGGGTAGCTGCCTTGACGGCTTCGACGGGATCGACGTTCACCAGAGTGAGGTCAGTGAGCGGGACGTACTGACTGTAGCGGACACCTGCAACAAGGACATCAGGATCGCCACCGCTGAAGCCGATGACAGTACCCACCTTGCCGTTAAAACTCGGGCAGTAGTAGTGAGCAACGACCGGCTCGTCAGCGATGCGTACCTTATCACCGACCTTCAATTCAGGAAGAAGGAACTCGTACTTGTCCGCATGATAGAAGTCGGTGGTCCACGGCGACTTTCGATATTCGAACTGAATTTCGATGAAGCCTCGGGCGTTCTTCAGGCTCGTGACGATACCGACGCCGAAGGATGGGATATCGCGGTGACGCACGCGAGCGCCAACAACAAACTTGTTCATGTGTTTCTCTCAGATGTTGAGGACGTAAAAACGAAAAGACCCCCACGGCACCGGGCCATGAGGGTCGCTGGAGGTTTGCTTAAGGGTGGGGTAATCAGCCCGGGAGGCGGATAAGCTGGCCGACTTTAAGCTGTGTCGGGTCAACCAAAGGGTTCGCCTTCTGGAGGTCAGCAGCCGTGTACCCGAAGCGTTTGGCGAGGCTGAAAAGCGTGGGGTTCGCTGAGGTAACCTCGACCGCACGGATGATGAGACCGTCATTGTCGAGCTTGATGGGAGGGGCCGTCTCGGCAAACACGCCAGTCTCGCTGATCCACTTTCGGGTATCGAACGAGGGGCAGTCCTTCTTGACGCCAGCAAAGTCTCGGTGTCCCTGAACGGTGACGCCGGGGTACTTCGCCTTCAGCTCTCGAAGCTTGGCCGCGAGGGCCGCGAACTGGGCGGGCGTGAAGTTGTTCTCAGCCTTGCCCTTGGCATCGATACCGCCAACGAGGCAGATACCGATGGAGTTGGAATTGTGGTTCTCAACGTGAGCGCCGACCGTATTCTCGGGCCGACCGATTTCAATGGTGCCATCACGACGAATGACGAAGTGATAGCCGATATCGATCCAGCCCTTTTCGCGGTGCCACTGACGGATTTCTTTCGCGCCAATGTTCATCGTCGAAGTGGTGGCCGAGCAATGCACGACGAGGTAGTTGGTCTGCTTACGCAGCGTGAACATGCTACTCATCGATCCATTCTTGGGGGATGGTTTTGGCCGCGTACTTGAAGCCGTGCTTCAGGCACCAGTCGGCGTAAGTTGTCTTGGAGGTTTTGGAGATGCGGGCGTTGGGGTTCGAGAACACAAACCGGATATCGAGCGAGGGATGCTGAGCCTTGATGAGGATGTGCTTCTGCCGGTCCTCGGTTACAAAGCGTCCCTTCGTCTCAATGTAGATGCCATTCGGCAGCCGGAAATCGGGGGTGTATTTGGCCTTCCGTTCAGGCTTGACGTAAGGGATAACCTCTTGCTCGTAGCGGGGGTCGATGCCCCTCGCCTTGAGCTGATCTGCTACCTTGTCTTCAAGCCCTGAACGGAAGCCTTCTCGAATACCCACCGCACGCAGTTGAGATGCGCCTGTGCGGTAGGTCATGTATTCCTTAGAACGGGATATCGTCGTCGATGGTCTTGGACGAGTTGTCCTCGCCACTGTCCTCACCGAACTCACCCGCGTTGTCTTCTGCGGTCGGCTCTTCGTACTCGTAGCCGTCCTCAGCACCGAAGCCGTAGCTCGATGCGGAGCGCTGACCACCAGAGACCAGCTCGATAACCTGCACGGCCTTCAGCTTGAGCTTGAGACCAGCAGCGCCAGTGCCTGGAATGAAGTACGGCTGGCACTCGAACGAAACCTTCGCCTCGGTACCGGACCAGATTTCGGGAACCTTAGTCATCGGCTTGCCCTTGGCGTCGAAGATTGCGGGCTTGGCCGACCACTTCGTCTTGTCCTTGCGCTCGCCGCTGGCCGCCATCGCGAACTTGAACTCGATGTAGCCGGTCGGCTGCTCGGTGTCCTGATCGTAGAGCGTGGTGAAGAGATCGTTCTCGGTCACCTTGCCGAGCTTCTTGCGGGTCTCGACCTTCAGCTCTTTGAATTTGGCTGCGGCCTCGGCCATCGCCTCCTGATAGTGGGGCATGAGCGATGCAATGAAGCGCTTGGTTTCGGGAGCGTCAGCTTCCAGAACCAGCTTTGTGGAGTACTCGCCGTTCGGCTTCGGGTAGTCCTTCGTGCCGTAGTCAACCTTGTCGATCTTGGGGAACTTCAGGGGGCCGCGAGGGGAAATGAGCGACGGGTTCTTCTTGCGTTCTGCCATTTAAAAGTCCTGCTTGGAGAAATGAAAAAGCCCCCTCACCGGCAGGGCAAAGGGGCTTGGGAAACATCCACGAGTGGATGCAATTAGTTAAAGCTTGGCCGTCTTAACCGGGGGCTGAACGACGACCGGACGGCTGGCTTCGAAGGAAGCACGAAGCACATGGAAGGTGCCGCCGTGGTCATTTGCGAGGCGGGTAGCCTCCTCGTTCGCAGACTTGGCCGAGGTGTGGACACGCGGCTTGGTGCCGGGGAGATAGTTTCCGTTGTCCATCTTGGCCACGATGAAGCGGCCCAGTTCGGTGTTGATCGCCGGTTCAGCGGGGGCGACAGGAGTGGCAGGAGTTACCAGCTCCAAGAACGCCGAGTGCGTGTGAGTGTTGGTCTCTTTGAGCCACCAACCGGTAGCGCCGCAAGGGCGGTCCAACGTTACTATCCTCTGATTGTTCGAGAACGTTTCGCCGCTCTTGTTGCGGACCTTATCACCGGCTTGGAATGCGCGCTGTTCGACCGGCTGAGCCACAAGGTAATCTTCGTGGACCTTGATCACATTGTCGAAGACGCCACCCGTGAAGGTGACATTGTACCAGCCCTTTTCCAGAACCTCTTTGATCGAGCCTTTGCGACCGGCCATACCACGAGCGCCATAACCGACGATGCTCTGATAGGCGACCTTGTCACCCACCTTGAACTTGCTCGGCTTCGCGGCCTCAAGCGGGTAGGCTTTCAGGAGGGCGTCACGAAGCTGGCGAGCTTGGGCAGGCGAGATGCTCATGCATTCACTGCCGACTTTCCCGTGGTTCGGGTAGACGTTGAGATGGCTTTCGGTATCGTTCGTCGCCAGTACGACCTTCCGATATTGGGTACGGTCGCCGGGATGCGCGCCAAAAAACAGTTCTTCACGGAAATTCTTCATGGTTCTTCTCTCAGTTGTTGAGTGCTGATAGGCAGCGAGAAACAAAGCTGGCCGGAGGCGCAGGCTTGATGAGGGGGATGAGGGACCGGCCCCGAGTGAGGTACCGGACGTGCTTGCCAAGTCCCTGACAGGACATGCAGCGGACACCTGCGGCGAAGACGCCAGTGCCAAACATCTTCCTACCCTCGCCATCACAGGTAAGGCAGCGAAGGAAGATAGGGACCGTGTTCGGTCGGTGGTGGTAGATCATGCCCCTCCTTGCGGGCAGTTGCGCTCGGCTTGACGCTCCAGTGAAGGGCGCGGATGTTCAGGCAGAAGGTGGTTGATGGAGTTACCGAGCTGGACGTAAGGCTTGTCGGAAACCGACACCTTCACGAACGCCCGCTTGCCGCTGTCAACGTTCAGTGACACCCGATGGATGACAGTCTGGTCGAGGCGGTAAAGGTGGTTGACCTTGGCGTGGTAGGTCTGGTCTGCGAACACCCCGTCATTGAAAGGGTGAGAGGCGTAGCCATCGAACTCTTCAAGGGACTTCGAATGGTCCGCTGTCACACGAAACAAAGGCGAAGCTTCGAAGAACTCAGTCGGGTTACGGTCGGCCCAGATGTAGTTCAGGTCATCCGTGAGGAAGCCATCACTATGCCAGCCAGGGCGATTGCCGGGGGCATCGGGGGTAACATGGAGAACCTTGACCGAAAGGTAGACATAGCTGTCCTTCCAGCGCGGCCGCCCGTAGGTCTTGATCACGTCCATATAAACGCGGTCGATAACCTCCATGTATTGCGTGAGCTGTTCGGGCAACCGCTCGGCCAATGTCCCGGGCATCTTGATTGGCAGGTAAAGCCAGAACATCATCTCGGAGGTGTCGAGCTTCAGTTCGCCCAAGTCCTTCGGGGCTGCGCCGTAAATGGCAGGGGTGACCTTCATCGTCGATCTCCTCAGTAAGCGAGCTTGAAATGGAAGCGACGAAGGGCAGCTACATCGTAGCCTTCTTCGCGAAGTTCTTGGGCGTGCTGGAAGGAGATGTTCCGTCCCTGATTCCAGAGTTGAATGGCGCGACCGAGCGCGCTCTGAGCCTTGGAGGCATCGGAGTTCGTCATGATATGAGACCTGCTGTTGAGCTATTTGCGGGGGGAGCGATGCCCACACATTGACGCTGCGAGAGGAGGCCCGCCGAAGGTGAAAGGAGGAAAGCCCTTCGGAGGCTCGCAGCGCCAGTGAGTAGGCATCGACGATTGATTTGCTTAAGGGTGGGGTAATTGGCTCAGGCGAACGCCTTGAGCATGGTTAGGCGGCGGTCTCGGAGCAGTGCATCCAAAACCTCGTAGCCCTTTGGACCAACGAAAATATCAACCTTGCCGTACTGCTCTTCCAGCCGCTCGACGAAGTGATGCTGCCGATATTTTGCATAGACACGGTAGGTTCCGCTGTGGTCCTTGTAGAGGAAGCCAGCAGTGAGAAGGTCGGACTTGATCTTCATCGAGTTGACGCCTTCAAATGACCGCGCCACTCGGGTCAGTGTGCGTAGATGTTTTTCAACACGCTCAGCGAGGTCGATCTTAGGCTGAGCTTCTATAAGGGCTGCCTCAGCGGCTTCCTTCTCAGCACGTAAGCGTTCCACCTTCCTCTGGAGGATGGTCATAGCTTGGAGGATGAACTCGTCCTCGTCCATCTCGCCGGTCTTCACCTTCTCCTCACCGAGAATGTACCCACCATCTTTGCGGATGGCTGGAAGGACTTCGCGGGTTACCCAGTCTTGAAACTTACGCGCCTCCGGTTTGTCAGAACGCATGATCAAACGGTACAGTCCGCTCTCCGAAATGACCGAAACGGAGCGTGACCCTTTCTGTATCTGATACAGAGTCCGTTCATCGTCCTGTAAACGTGCTACGGCGTAGCCCCGTGATTTCTCAGTGATGCTGAGAACTTTGCATACATCCATAGCGACGAACCACGGCTGGCCGTCAATCTCGACTACGCGAATGGAATTGGAGGAATAGGTAAAGATGGTGAGGTTGTTCATTGTCCGAGACCTGCTAAGCGCCCTCTCAGGGTGCGCGTTCATGATTTGCTTAAGGGTGGGGTAATCCCCCTTGAGGGATCACCGATCTTGGCTTTTCAATTCACCAGTGGATTATTTCAGGCGAAGAAAAACGGGCTATCGAGAACCTGATTGAGGTCCAAGTTACCCTTCGGCGGTAGATCGGGGAGCGTCTCCCCTGTCTGAGCTTCGAGTTCCTCCTTAAACCTTCCCAATACATCCACTTGTGAGTACATCAGGACAAACTCTTCGCGCAGATAGCGAGCCATGCTGGCTGCGTTGCCTGCGTGAGTGCCGTAGCTGTCGTGGATCATCGAGAAAGACCTAATCCCCTCGAAGTGGCACCGCATGATGGTCTTCATGAGATGCGCCGCGTCGAGAGAGTGGACCCAATTCGGGCTAATCCCAGACGCCTGACGGCGGCTGTCGATCTTCCCTACCCCGTACTGATACCGGAGCACGATGCGCTGAGAGTTGAAGGTCGTGTCTACCTTCTTCACGGTCGGGACGCGGTAGGCTTGCTGAACGAGGAACCCTACGGGCGTTGTCCAGTTGATCGGAAGCCCCTCAGACGAAGCAACCTTCGAAGCCTCCTGAAGCCAATCCATAGCCTGCCGTGCCTTAACCACGACCTCGCCCACGCTATCCCAGATGAGACCGCCCATGTATTGAGCCGCCTTGTAACCGAAGTCGTAAGGCTTGCCTTCCTCGTTGGTGGTGATGAAGGGGTACTCGACGGGGTTCTCCGTGCGCCACGGCTTGATCGTGTCCTCTTCGACCTGAGAGACGAAGCCGAACCGACGAGCGCCATAAGCGAGCGTCATCACGGGGCGCTTGGTCACCTTGCGGTTTACCTTCCCTGCCCATCCTTGTGCGATCAGCGCCACCTCTGCCATATCGCTCGTGACATCACGCTCGACCAGCTCAGCGACCAGATCAGCCACCCGCTGATAGATATCCTGAGGCTTCTCAGCCGGGATAAGGTTCACAGCGGCCCCGCCAATCTCGTCGAGGAGCATTGCGGAGAAGTTCTGGAGGCCATTGCAGGTGCCGTCCATCTGAACCGGCAGGCTGCTCTCGAAGCCGTAGCCTTCGCGTTTGAACGCGGCCCACTCAAAGCAGAACGCGAGGAACTGCCATTGCTTGTCGGCGGTGGTCCAGAAGCGGAAGTCGTAGGGGTTCTCTGCACATGCGAGGATTTCAGCCTCGTGATCTCGAACCCACTGAACGCGGTCCTCAAGGCTGACCTTATCGTAGCCGAACATCCCTGCCCCGTGGATCGCCAGCCAATCGGCTGCCTCCTCGTTCAAGATCGGGACAACGTTAGCGAACGTCAGGAGACCACGCTGAATGTCCGAACCCTGAGGGGTCAGATAGAGAGGAAGCGGGTACGCACGGCCACGCCAGTCGAGGGTGTGAGGGTAATAGAACGCCTCCTCATCCTTGAACTTCTCGGCCACCCCAAGGGTACGCAGGAAGGCAGCCCGCTTGCCGCTCATCTCAGCGTTCTTGCGGTGTGTCTCGTGCGTCCTGGCCTTCCACTCCTTGAACTCCTCAAGCTGCTCCTCGGTCATGTCCTCAACAGACATGCGCTCCTTTCCATCAGGTAGCCAGTAGGGCCGCTGAGGAAGCGCGAGCTTGTCGTTTGTCGGCAGCTCGGCCACGCCCGCGCCGCTCTCGTAGAGCGTCCGCATCACGTCGAGAACCGGGGTGTTGATCGCCCATGCCGTTTCCTGAAGCGCGTTGATGGCACCATAAACCTCGGTAAGGTCGCGGTTAGCCAGCTCTTCAAGGTACTGGTGATTGTGCGTCTTCACCAACCGAAGGCGACGGAAGGCAGTGTAGTAGCCGCCATCGAAGGGCGAGGTCCACGGCTTCGGGGGAACGATGGTCGGCATGAAGATGGGGAACAGATGCTCAAGGCGTCTATTCTCCTCCTCGATCCATTGCATCGTCCGTTCGTTGCCGTCGAGGATTTGGAGGGTACCAAATCGGGAGGACAGAATATCCTTCTTTTCGACCAGTCCAGTTGCCGAGATGAACAAGTCCACCAGCTTCAGACCGACGAGGAGACGGTCCTTCTCAGGCCAGTCTTCAAGCTCGACCCCGAGGAGACGAGCCGGGAATAGGAGGTGAGACCAGCGGCGCTTTTCGAGCGTCTCCTGATTTGCCTTCTTCAGGAACTTCTTGTGCGCCCGGGGCATCTCCTCTTCGAACTTCCGGCTATTGAACTCATTCTCCAGCATCGAGCCGATGGCGAGGCATGTCTTCGTCAGGTTCGACTTGCGGGTCAGCTCATCGAGAATGACGCGGGCTGTGATGTTCGCCACCGTATCAACGTCGAACTTCGAGATGTAGGCGACCGCTGCGTGGCGACGACCGGCTTTCCCGCTCTGAGCTTCAGCGATGAAGGCGTTGATTGCTTCGACGACTTTCTCGTGGGCCTCGATCACCAGACGGTTGACGGACATTACGGAAGTCATGACGCCTTTCTCAGACGCCTTCTCAACAGATTTACGGAACCTCTGAATACCTGAAGTTCTCATTTCCTGTTCGAGTTCAAGCTGACGTTCGAAGAGGGGGTTTTCAAGGATGGTGGTCTCGATGGTCATTCTACGGTCCTCGTCTTTGCGTGGGCCAAAGGTTCCCCATCAGGTTCCCCTTAGAGGGGGCTGTCTGGGGGCTTTGCTTAAGGGTGGGGTAATTGGCTGAGCGCCGGATTGGCGTGCCTCAAAGGAGGAAGGCTTTGCCCTCCCCGGCTCGCTGAAAAATGACACACGATGTGGCACGTACAGCCGAGTAATCAGCCGTATAATTCACACGTGAATACATTTGAGAAAAAAGAAAAGCCCCAGTGAATGAGGCTTTTCAGTCGAGAATGAGGAGATTTACTTACAGGTGAATAAGACGCTTAGGTTGAACCTAAAACCAATGCGTCTACCAATTCCGCCATACCCGCACGTTGGGCGGCGGTATGTCACAATGTTCAGAAAGGGTCAAGCACGCCGTTCCCCTGCCTTTCGTTTCGCCCGGACTTTTCTTGCCAGCCGGGCTGGGCAGAAGGAGGCCCGGCCCGCTTTCGCGACCGGCCAACGGATTTTCGGAACACGAAAGCCTCCAGGATACAGGGACGACAGCGGCGTAGCGCGCCATCGTCCTCCCTGATTACCGACCCCCTATCATATGGCCGCTTCACGCTAACACGCGGCTGCATTGACATTATATATAATACGGCATGGCGGGCACATGATGGCGCCGGTACCGCCGCACGCAGCCGCCGCATCACGCACCGCCGCAAGGCTGCAGGCGGATGTCTCCATCAAAAGCACACAAATTGGTCACAAATTATGCATGAATCGCCGCAATCGGGGCATTTTACCGGATTGCATTGCGTTTAATGCATAGGTGGCATCTTGCTTTGTCTGTTTTTGTTTTGATTAAACCGATTATATTCGTGGTCATACAGACATCGAGTTCAGCCCCGGACCAAAGCCTCCCAAGACTGGCCGCGGCGACTGAACAGCACGAAGAGGAAGATGAAAATGAACATTGCACGCTCGCTCACCAACTGGCGCAAGTATCGTCAGACCGTAACCGAACTCGGCCGCATGACCGACCGCGAACTGAATGACCTCGGCATTGGCCGTCAGGACATCCGCCGCGTCGCCAAGACCGCCGTCGGCTTCTAA